TCCTTATCTTCATGTATAATGAATTTGAGGTGAAATACGGTGCAAAAGAAATTAATTTCCTGGAGAAGGTATCACGGGATCACTCAAAAAGAGATGGCGGATAAGCTGGGAGTCGATGTTCGTACTTATATAAACAAGGAGCAAGGCGTAACGCAGTTTAAAGCCAATGAGATGTTTTTAATCGCTGATATTTTGGGGAAGGAAATTTCCGAAATTTTTTTGCCAACAAACTTCATAAAACATGAAGAAGAGAAAAAAGCAATAGGTAGGTAACGCTTTTATGATTAAGCATCAACTTAACATGAAAACCACAATAAAGGTAAATGAAAATTATCAAATAGTAAAAAGGAAAGTAGACAACGAAAAGAGGTTACCTATTAGTTTAATGGATCTCATTATTCCAATTATGCAAAATGGGGCGCTGCCCCGAAAAAGAAAGGAGGCCTAACCCATGCTAACCACAGTTGAAAAGCATCACGGACGCATAGCTTCGTTCCGCAACATTTCCGAGGCAGAACAGCAGGCGCAGAGCTGGCTCACCGACGGCCGGGCGGAAAAAGTGAAGGTGTACTGGACTGAAGGGCGCTGGTGGGCCAGTGAAACGCCGAAAAGGAGATGTGCCTCCTATGCTGGATATTGAGAAAGCATTAAAGCTCAAAAACCCTGATAACCTGCTAAAAGCGGCTAAAGAGGCAGAACAACGAAATTGTGAGCAGGGAATCATACGCAAACTTTACGATCTTTATTATGAGGCAGTAGGAAAAAAAAGAAAGGAGGTGTAATCCATGACCGAAACAATCCGCGTTAAAACGCCAGGCGGTGTAGGGCAGGTGTGGGGGATTGACCGGGGTAAAGTGCTTGTAGAAATGGACTATATGTATTTGGTGGAGTTCGATCCTGAAGACGTGGAACGCATTGAGGAATGAAAAAACCCGCTGTGCCAAGCGGGGCGTTGGGTAGAACCTTTTTTGATGTAGTTTTATTGTCTTATTTTATCATGGATGGAGAGAAAATGCAAGATGGAAAGGAACGACACATATATAGACGAAAACGGACGCCTTATTTTCGTATCCCCCGGGATTAGCAGCGGAAATGTATGGATAACTGTATATCAAAAGAACCCCGGGGGCGGTACACATCGGCTCAAATCCAAGGCTCTTCCGCAACGTAAAACGCAAGCGGAAGCTCAGGCAGATTTGGATGCTTACGCAAAGGCTAAAGGATGGAGGAAAGAAGATTGAAAATCCATATCAAAAATCAGACCAACAAGAAAATTGACCTCTGCTGCGGGCTTGACCAAGAATTGACTTTAGCTCCAGAGGGGGCAGCGATCATAGAAGTGCAGGACGAAGATTTTATTTACATCGACCGGATAGAGCAACCGAACGGGAAAGAGGATGAGGACTGGACAGAGGAATTAAATCACGATGATTAAAGGAGGCATCGTCTATCTATGAACGGCAAGCGCCCTACAAAACGTCAAAAACACTTACTTCGAATTCGCAGACTTGCTCCTGAAAACTGGCTTGTAGTTCGAAATTTAATGCATCAGGGAGAACTGCACATAAAAAACCGCGAGTCCGGGCGGGAGAGAATTATTAAAATTTAGGAGGAATTATTTTGAGCATTAAAATTAATAAGCTGGAAATTGAAAATGTAAAACGAGTTAAGGCCGTAAAAGTGGAGCCTACACCAAACGGCCTAACAATAATAGGCGGTAAAAATAAGCAAGGCAAAACGTCTGTCCTGGATGCTATTTGCTGGGCACTAGGCGGGGAGAAATACCGACCGTCTAAGGCCCAGCGGGATGGCTCTGTGTTGCCGCCACACCTGCATATTGTAATGAGTAACGGGCTGGTGGTCGAACGCAAGGGCAAGAACAGTGACCTTAAGGTAATTGACCCCACCGGTAAAAAGGCAGGGCAAACTCTCCTAAATGAATTTGTGGAGCAGCTGGCTCTGGACCTGCCTAAATTCATGAACGCCTCTAATAAAGAAAAAGCCAATACCTTATTACAAATTATTGGCGTTGGTGATCAGCTTTTTGAACTGGAACGAAAAGAAACTGAGCTTTATAACCGGCGTCATGCTATCGGTCAGATTGCTGACCAAAAAGCAAAGTTTGCAAAGGAACAGCCTTATTATCCGGATGCACCAAAGGACCTTATTAGTGCATCTGATCTAATTAAGCAGCAGCAGGAAATTTTAGCTAGAAATGGTGAGAACCAGCGCAAGCGGGATAGATTAAAAGAAATCACACAGGCAAAAGAACGGATGATGGATGAAGCGCAAAAAATTAGTGATGAAATTAAAAGGTTGAAAGCTAAATATGATGAGCTTGTTGATAACATTAATCGGGTAATACAGGATGAGAACATTGCACTAAAAACAGTAGCGGAACTCCAAGATGAATCTACCGCCGAGTTAGAAGCTAATATTGCCGACATTGAAGAAATCAACCGCAAAGTTCGAGCCAATCTGGATAAGGAAAAAGCTGAAGAAGACGCTCAAGAATACAGCCGGCAATATAATACCCTTACCACTGAGCTGAACAACGTTAGGCAAGCTAAAATCGACCTGCTAAAGGGTGCTAATTTACCTTTGCCCGGGCTATCTGTGGAAGATGGAGAGCTAACTTACAACGGGCATAAATGGGATAATATGGCCAGCTCAGACCAACTCAAAGTGGCAGTGGCCATTGTCCGTAAGCTTAATCCGAATTGTGGATTCGTATTGATGGACAAGCTGGAACAAATGGACCTGGACACTCTGACTGAGTTTGGGCAGTGGCTGGAGCAGGAAGGGCTGCAGGTCATTGCAACCCGGGTAAGCACTGGGGAAGAGTGCTCGATTATTATTGAAGATGGTTATTCAGTTAGCACGATACAATATCAAGCAACAGAAGAACAACTAAAACAAGCAGCGGAATTTAAGGCAGCCCCAAAATGGAAAGCAGGTGAGTTTTAGCAATGCAAATCACACGTGGCAAAATCAAGTCAGCACAGAAAGTAGTTATTTATGGACCGGAAGGTATAGGCAAATCCACATTCGCTAGTCAGTTCCCGAATCCAGTATTCATCGATACCGAAGGCAGCACGAAACATATGGACGTAGCCAGGTTGCCGAAGCCCTCAAGTTGGACCATGCTAGTTAAAGAAGTCAAATACATCAAACAAAATCCTCATATCTGTGACACTCTAATAATTGATACCACTGACTGGGCTGAGCAGCTTTGTATGAACGAATTATGCGCTAAAGCTCAAAAAAAGGGGATTGAAGACTTCGGATATGGTAAAGGTTATGTTTACCTTGCCGAAGAGTTTGGTCGATTCCTGAATCTGCTAGAAGAACTAATAGAACTAGGAATCAATGTGGTCCTGGTGGCGCATGCTCAGATGAGAAAGTTTGAGCAACCTGATGAAATGGGCGCATATGATCGGTGGGAGTTAAAACTCCAAAAGAAAACTTTCCCGCTCATTAAGGAATGGGCTGATATGATTTTGTTTGCAAACTATAAAACCTATGTAATAAATGTAGACGGACAAGGTGCAGAAAAAGGCAAGAACAAGGCCCAGGGCGGTAAACGTATCATGTATACTACTCACCACCCTTGCTGGGATGCTAAAAACAGACACGATTTACCGCCAGAGTTACCACTGGATTATAAGACAATCAGTCATTGTATCATTCCACGGGATGAACTAAAGATAAATACAATGTTAAAATCCAAAGAGCCAAAGCCAGAGCCTGAACTTGAATCCCACTTAAACTCCGAACCTGAGTATATACCAGAACAAGATCCGGAACCGGAATTTACCGATGCTGATGTACCATTTCAGGATGAAGATAAAGCAGAACCCGAATCGAATATTCCCAAAGCGCTATTAGATTTAATGCAACAAAACGATGTTACCTATGCAGAAATTCAAGACGTGGTTGCAAAGCGTGGTTATTACCCAGCTAATACACCTATAGAAAATTATGATCCGGATTTTATCAATGGTGTATTAGTGGGTGCTTGGAAACAAGTATATGAAATGATTCTAAAAAATAGGGATAAGGTCCCATTTTAAGGAGGAAAGTAAAATATGTCAGAAAAAGTTGAACGGGAATTAGGCTGGGATGACGAGATAGAGAATGATAGTCCAGAGTTTGTAATTCTACCTGAAGGTGATTATAGTTTTAAAGTTGTCGAATTAGAACGTGCCCGGCATCCAGGTAGTGAAAAATTGCCACCCTGTAATAAAGCTATTATTCATATCCAGATTGAAGGACCAGAGGGTATATCAGTTATTAAGCATCAGCTTTTCCTGCATACCAAAACTGAAGGACTACTATGTGCCTTTTTTACCGGAATTGGTCAGCGTCAAAAAGGCGAACGTATTACTATGGACTGGTCAAAGGTTGTCGGCTCTACCGGCAGGTGCAGGGTTGGTATCCGTAAGTGGACTAATGATAATGGTGAAGATCTTACTTTTAATGAAATCAAAAAATTTTATGAACCTGATGAAAAACCAAAATTTGAAGCAGGGAAGTTTTAAATATGCAACTTAGACCGTATCAAATACAAGCAAAAGAAGCTATTCAGAACGAATGGGCCAGCGGGATAAACAAAACCCTGCTGGTCCTGCCAACCGGTACAGGAAAAACCATTGTCTTTTCAAAACTGGCTGAGGATTGTGTCCGGGAAGGTGAACGAGTACTAATCTTGGCCCACCGGGGAGAGCTGCTGGATCAGGCTGCTGATAAACTACAGCAAGCAACCGGGCTGGGTTGTGCTGTTGAAAAAGCAGAAGAAACATGCTTAGACAGCTGGTACCGGGTTGTTGTTGGAAGTGTGCAGTCACTTATGCGAGAAACAAGGCTATCCCGGTTTCCGGTAGACTATTTTAACACCATCATAGTAGACGAAGCTCACCACTGCATTAGTGACAGTTACCAGCGGGTATTAAATTACTTTAACCAAGCTAAGGTGCTGGGGGTAACCGCTACACCAGACAGGGGTGATATGAGGAACTTAGGGCAGTACTTTGAGAGCCTGGCCTATGAATATACTTTGCCCAGGGCAATTAAAGATGGATACCTATGTAAGATTAAAGCCCAGACCATACCTCTTAAACTAGACTTGACCGGGGTGGGGATGCAGGCCGGAGACTTTAAGACCAGCGACTTGGGCACTGCCCTGGACCCCTATTTGTATCAAATAGCTGACGAAATGGCTAAATACTGCATGGATAGAAAGACGCTGGTATTCCTACCTCTTATTAAAACCAGCCAGAAATTCCGGGATATCCTTGAATCACGGGGATTTAGGGCAGCGGAAATAAATGGCGAAAGCTATGATCGAGCTGAAATCTTGGAAGACTTTGAGGATAGTCGGTATGATGTGCTATGTAATAGCATGTTGTTGACAGAGGGTTACGACTGCCCGGCAATAGATTGTATTGTAGTGCTTCGACCCACTAAAATTAGAAGTCTTTACAGCCAAATGGTTGGCCGTGGGACCAGATTGTTCGATGGTAAGGACCACCTACTGCTATTAGACTTCTTATGGCATACAGAACGGCATGAGCTATGCCACCCCGCACACCTGATCTGTGAGAGCCCAGAAGTTGCACAGAAAATGACAGAAAATATTGAAGAAGCTGGATGCCCGGTTGACCTTGAAGAAGCTGAAGTACAAGCATCTGAGGATGTAGTAGCTGAACGTGAAAGAGCACTGGCCCAAAAGTTAGCTGAAATGCGCAACCGGAAACGTAAGCTCGTAGACCCATTACAGTTTGAAATGAGTATCCAGGCTGAAGACCTGGCCAACTACGTACCGACATTCGGTTGGGAAATAGGGCCACCAACCGAAGGACAGCTAAAAACACTAGAAAAGTGGGGTATATTTCCGGATGAAATTGAATCAGCCGGAAAGGCAAGTAAGCTGATAGACCGGCTGATAAAACGTAAAGAAGAAGGATTGGCCACACCGAAGCAGATTCGGTTCCTGGAAAGTAAGGGGTTCCTGCATGTAGGCACCTGGCAATTTGAAACAGCAAAAAGGCTTATAAATAGGATAGCTGCTAATGGCTGGAGGGTGCCGCGAGATATTAATCCTTATGAATATAAGGAGGAAGTGAATGAATACGAAGCTAACTTCGCTCGAATTACTTAACCACATAGATCCATCTCTGCTTGACTATCAGGACTGGCTTAGCGTTGGCATGGCACTGAAAGACGCCGGCTATACTGCTGCAGACTGGGACGCATGGAGTAGACGCGATCCTGATCGATACCATCCCGGGGAATGCTTCCGGAAGTGGGGGAGCTTTAAGGGATCTTCCAATCCGGTTACTGCCGGCACCCTGGTTGCACTGGCCAGAGATCACGGCTGGGTACCGGAGCGGTCCTCCGAACCCGGTTATGAGCTGGAATGGGATGCCGTCATTGGTCCCAAAGATGAACTAAAAATCATAGATAAGAACTGGGTTGAAGGCCAGGAAGTTATAGAACCCGAAGAATGGAATCCAGTCGAACACCTAACCAAGTATTTAGAAACCCTTTTCGAGGCCTCAGAGAATGTTGGCTATGTCTGCACATCATGGGAAAAGGACGGCCGCTATCTGCCCACTAAAGGATGCTGGGACCGGACAGCCGGTGAGCTCATCCAGCAACTGAATCAATGTGATGGAGATATTGGCAAAGTATTGGGTGATTACAAGCCTGAAGTAGGCGCCTGGATCCGGTTTAATCCACTCGATGGCCAGGGCGTTAAAGATATCAATGTGACTGACTATCGGTATGCCCTAGTCGAGTCTGATGACATGGATATCGAAAAGCAGAATGCTATTATCCGAGAATTAGAGCTACCAGTAGCTTGCCTGGTACATAGTGGAGGTAAGAGCCTTCACGCGATTGTAAGAGTTGATGCCGGGAACTATGAGGAATACCGCAAGCGGGTGGATTACCTCTATAACGTCTGCCGGAAAAACGGTCTCAAAATAGATAACCAGAATCGTAACCCTTCCCGGCTCTCCCGAATGCCCGGGGTGATGCGTAATGGCCGGAAGCAATTCCTAGTAGATACCAATATCGGCAAAGAGAACTGGAAAGAATGGCAGGACTGGATAGAAGCTGTTAATGATGACCTCCCGGAACCGGAGAGTATGGCTAGTGTGTGGGACAACCTCCCCGATCTGGCACCGCCGCTTATTGATGGTGTACTCCGACAGGGCCATAAAATGTTGCTGGCTGGGCCATCCAAGGCAGGCAAGAGCTTTGCGCTCATTGAGCTATGTTGTGCGATCGCTGAGGGGCATAAATGGTTCAGCTGGCCATGTGCTCAGGGTAGAGTAATGTATGTCAACCTGGAGCTGGACCGAGCCAGCTGCTTGCATCGGTTCAAAGACGTCTATCAAGCTCTGGGCTGGTTCCCGCATAACCTGGCTAATATCGATATATGGAACCTGCGCGGGAAATCAGTCCCTATGGACAGGCTGGCTCCGAAGCTAATCCGGAGAGCTGCCAAAAAGAACTATATAGCCATTATTATTGACCCCATTTATAAGGTTATCACTGGTGATGAGAACTCCGCTGATCAGATGGCTCACTTCTGCAATCAATTTGACCTGGTATGCCATGAGCTGGGGGCTGCAGTGATTTATTGTCACCATCACAGCAAAGGATACCAGGGGCAGAAGCGTAGCATGGACCGGCCCAGTGGATCAGGAGTGTTTGCCCGGGATCCGGATGTACTGCTTGACCTTATTGAACTAGATCTAACAGAGGACCTGCTAAAACAGGAAGAAAATAAAGCTGTCTGTGCGGTCTGCATTCAATGGTTGGACAAGTATATCAAAGACTGGGACAAAGAAGTCAGCCAGAATGATCAATACAGCGAAAAGGCAATGCTTTCAGCCTGTAATCGATTATTAGAGCCTGACCAGTATAGAGACATGCTTAAGGACGTTTATGCCGCCAGGCAGACCATACAGCAGCGCACAGCGTGGAGAATTGAAGGTACCTTGCGGGAGTTCCCGAAATTCAAACCGGTAGATCTTTGGTTTAATTACCCGACACATCAGGTTGACACCGAAGGGATTCTTAAAGACCAGCAGGCCGAGGGAGATAAGCCACCTTGGCAGCGGGCTATGGAGAAGCGTAAGCCGAAAGAAAAGAAGGCAAAAGATCGGAAGATTGCACTAGAAAATGCTTTCGAAGCATGCAGTTTTGAAGGAGAAGTTACATTAAAATCCATAGCTGAGTACATGGGCGTAACTGAAAAAACTGTTAGAAATCGGATAGAAGAACATGGAGGATTTGAAATTGAGAATGGTAAGGTTGAAAGGAAAAAAACATAAATTTTCCTTCCTTTCCCTGAGGGAAAATAGGGAAAAAGTAGTTAATTTCCCTTTTTCCCTATTCAGAAATCGGGAAGAAAAAAACATGATTTATGTTATTTTCCCTACTGTAAATAACTGGAGAAAAATCGGGGAAAATCAGGAAGAAAAAAACGTGTTTTGCGTTATTTTCTTCCGAGGGAAAATCGGGAAGAAAAAAACATACCCTAAAGGGTATTGGATTTCCTTTCCCTGCTTGCGCAGGTCACGGGGGAAAGTAGTCGTGCGTAAGCTCTCGCACGACGACTCCTTCCCCTAACCGTGACAAGGAAAATTATCGAAAAAATAAAAATGTAAGAAATTAACAATGTTAAAATTTAGGAGAGTTTTAAAAATGAAAATTGAATTCTTCCTGCCAATGATACCACCAAACAAAACTTTTCAGCAGCACCAAGTAACTTGTAAAAAAGGTAAACCTGTATTTTACGAACCAGCAAAACTCAAAGCAGCCCGACAGAAATTAACAGCATACTTGGCCAAACACGTACCGGCAAAAAAATACACTGGTCCGGTCCGGTTAATAACAAAATGGTGTTTCCCAATTACCGGCAGACATAAAAACGGCCAATACAAAACAACCCGGCCTGATACTGATAACCTGCAAAAAATGCTAAAAGACATAATGACTGACCTGGGATACTGGGCCGATGATGCGCTGGTGGCCAGTGAGATAATTGAAAAGTTTTGGGCTAAAATTCCAGGTATTTATATCTGCATTGAAAAATTGGAAGGTGAAGCACAGTGAAAGACCCTCGGCCGGATTTAACAAGCGATAGTAAGCTGTGGACAAGATTACTTCAGCTGGCGGAAAAAGAAAGCCCTTATCTGCCAGGCATATTACATGGTTTTCGGTGCGAAGGAACACGAATCAAGAAAGGGCAAAAAGGATATGCTTTGCGGCCGGATATTGACCCAGCTGGAGATTCAGCATGGATAAGCAAAAGGGAATATGACGAAGAAAAACAAAAATGGCTTAATCCGTACCGACAAGAAATTGTTCAGTTGTTAAAAAAACTTTAAAAGGGAAAAGCCTATTATGCAAGGTTATTGTAAAAAGTACGCCTGGCAAATGACAGCTCAGGACGTGAAGAGAATGGGCTGCCTGAGTGAAGAAAAGCAATGTAAATACAACCGGAAGCGGTGCAAATATTTTGTTACGAATACGCTTTTGATAAGCATTGAAGAGAGAGTTGAGAAAAAGGAGGTATTAGCGCGATGCGCAGAATGATGCTGTTATATTTAGCGCTGCTGTGCCTGCTGTTGGCCGGCGCCGGGTGGATGGCACACCAGGCGCAGGTTATAGCCGAGGAGCAGGCCCGGCTGCAGCAGGAAATACTCACACTCGAACAGGAAAACGCCCTGCTCCGGGAGCGGGTCGAGGAGTTGAAGAAGCAGCAGGCTGAGATAGGCCAGAGGATGGAAAAATGGCTGGACGCATGGGAAGTGCAGGAAGTTGAAATTTCCGGTTATGCGCCTTTGGATGCTCAGGCTATTGAAGGCATGTGCTACAGTGGCGATCCAAGGGTAACATCATCCGGAGCGAGAACCACTCCGGGCGTTACGGCTGCCGCGCCGCTGGATATAAATTACAACACAAGAATATACCTTCCTGCCCGGGGGGAGATGCGGATTGTCCATGATCGGGGAGAAGAGATCGGCTATACCGAGGACGGCGTTATGCAGCTGGATCTGTGCGTGGAAACGCGGGAAGAGGCGATAGACATGATAGGGCGGCAGAGGGTGATCGCGGTGATGGAACGATGACCTGGAAACTTTATCAAGGTGATGTAAGGGGAAAACTGGCTGAACTGCCGGAGAAAAGTGTCCAGTGTGTGGTTACTTCGCCTCCGTACTGGGGGTTAAGATCGTATTTGCCCGATGGACACGAAGATAAAAAATCTGAATTAGGCCTTGAAAAAACGCCTGAAGAATATGTGCAGAACATGGTAGATGTATTCCGGGGTGTGTGGCGGGTACTAAGGGACGATGGGACGGTCTGGTTGAACCTGGGAGATTCATACGCAAGCGTTCATACGGGAGGACACAAATCTGCAAAATCAACCGTGGGTAGCAATAGGGACGGAGTACAAGAAATAAAGCAAAATAAGGCTAATCCGAGAACATACGGGCTAAAAAATAAAGATTTAGTCGGCATCCCCTGGCGTGTAGCCTTTGCGCTTCGTGCAGACGGGTGGTGGTTACGGTCAGATATTATATGGTGCCTTTCAGGTGGTACATGGGTATACGCAAAAACCCAAAAAGGCGAAATGCCTATGATGATTAAAGATGTTGCTAGGCTTGATCCCAAAACCGTTAAACTATGGAACGGTGAAAAATGGACGCAAGTTTTAGGAATGTCCAGATCAGAACGTAAAGGGGACGAAATAGAGTTAGTGCTGAGAAGCGGGGAACGTATTTCTTGTACTCCAACTCATAAATTCCCAACAGATAAAGGATTGAAGGAAGCAAAAGACATAACTATTGGCGATGTTCTCCAATTCTGTAGATTACCTGAACCAGAGCAACCAAGAGATTGCGTCATTGATGAAGATGCGGCATGGTTAGCAGGTTTATATATAGCAGAAGGTTCAATGGCTGGAGACACTATACAAATAGCCGGACATACAAAAGAGGTGGAAAGATGGGAACGATTGCAAAAAATAGCAAACAAATATGGTGGTAGTATAACAAGGACCATCGACGGCAATAAAATGGATATTCGTATGTATGGCAAGGTGTTGGTCGCCATGTTATCTGAACTGGTTAGCGGCAAAACAGCAAAAAATAAATGCTTTGCTCCCGTTGTATGGAGATATAGCAATAAGTTTATTGAATCAATACTAGATGGTTATTTGTCTGGCGATGGGCATTATGAAAAGCAGAATGACCGTTGGCGTTTAGGATTCACCAGAAATTATAATCTTGAAAGAGATTTGAGAACGGCTTGCTCCAGGCTGGGGTACAGATTAACACTTAATCTATCCACAGTATTATATAATGGCCGGCAAGTGCCTACATTCAGAGGGGAAATCCGCAAAACAAGAAGTGGTCATTTCAATGAAAAAAACACGGGAGAAGTATTAGAAATTAGCAAAGCTCGTTGTAGGTATGTCTGGGATATAGGAGTAGAGGATGAACCACATTTATTTGCATTGGCATCTGGGATATTAACGCATAATTCCAAACCCAATCCGATGCCCGAGAGCGTAACAGACAGGCCAACAAAGGCGCATGAGTATATATTTCTGCTGACGAAAAATCAGAATTATTTCTTCGATAATGAAGCGATTAAGGAAGAAGCGGATCCTAAATACAAAGCTAGATATAATAGCACTTTCTTTACAGGACAGAAAGAACAATCAGGGCAAGGACGGCCCGGGAACGTCTCAAATACTCCTGGAATAAAAGAATGGACAGGCAAACGCAACAAACGCACCGTATGGACAATATCAACCCAACCCTACCCCGAAGCGCACTTCGCAACATTCCCCCCAAAACTGATTGAGCCCTGTATATTAGCCGGGACTTCGCCACGTGCTTGCGAAATATGCGGCGCACCGTGGGAGAGGATAACTAAAAAAAATGGACAAACAGAATATGATGTTTCACGTAAACGCGCAGATGCGCCAGGTGCAGAAGTATCAAAAACGTCTGTGTTTAGAACAGGGAAAATATCAATTAAAACCACCATCGGCTGGCAGCCTACCTGCACCTGCAAAAACTCCGGTAATGCCCGCTGCATAGTCCTAGACCCTTTTGCCGGAAGCGGGACAACCCTATACGTTGCTGAGCAGTATGGCAGGGACAGCGTAGGCATAGAGCTTTCGGAGGAATACTGCAAGCTGAT